ACGGGCCGGTCACGGCTGAGCGGAGCGGCGCGAAGTGAGCACACCTGGCAGCCCTCCAGCGTGGGAGTCCTGGGCACCGCCCCTGAACCCGCCCGCGTCTGGAGGGCTGCCCCAGGACCAGGCCCAGGCCATCGCTGACGCCTGGTGGGAGGAGGACCCGCACCTGGCTGCCGCGCTGATGTGGGAAGCGTACGCGGCCACCCTGCCGATGACGCCCACGGTCAGCCAGGTGGCCACCGGCGCCCAATCGGTCAGCTACAGCCCGGCCCTGCCGGGCGGGTCCTACGGCCTGGCGATGGCCCGCGCTACCTGGCACCGCTCGTTTACCACCGCCGTATCGGTGCCCCTGGAGCTGCCGCCCAGGCCCGCCAGGGTCAACCGGAGCGTGTGGGAGGTCGAGCTGTGACCGTGCTGCTGGCCACTGACCAGGTGGCGCTCTACCCGCCCAGCTCGGTCAGTGACGAGCACGGGTGGGAGCTGCCGCCTGAGGCCAGGCCAGCCTGGTCTGGGGTGGGTAACCTCCAGCTCAGCCCCGGCCCCTCGGACCCCAGGGCCACCGAGGGCGGCGGCGCTGGCCCGTTCAGGCCCAGGGCCGCGAACGCGGGCAACCTCTACCTGCCGCCTGAGGCCGAGCCCCAGGAGGGCATGGCGGCGGTGATCAGGGGCCAGGTCTGGGTCCTGTCTCAGGTCCGCTACATCAAGGACCCCGAGCTGGGCGGCTATCTGGACTGCTGGGCCTCCACCGCGACGGAGGCCCCCCGTGGCTGATGCGGAGTTCGTGATCACCGACCCTGGAGCGCCCCGGCGCTGCGTCCAGCCTGACATTGCGGGCATTGCCGCCCAGGTGGCTGCTGCTGCCTCGGCCAACTCGCCCGTGCTGACTGGCAGGCTGGCCCGGAGCTGGACCACCACCCCAGGCCGCGACCCTGGCACGACCCTGGTCAGCACAGACGTTCCGTATGCCCGCTTCGTGGAGTACGGCACCAGGCACCGCAGGGCTGACGCCCCGCTCGGGCGGGCACTCGCCGCGGTGAGGTCCTGATGACCGCGCCCGTGGTGGTCCAGCCTGACCTGGAGGCCCACGTCTGGGCTCAGCTCAGGGACCTGGGCGGCGTGACCTCCTGGGCCTACGCCGCGACCCAGCAGGACCCAGCCGGGTGGATCATGGCCCACTTCGTCCAGGTCGATGCCCGCCACAAGTCCAAGCAGCTCGCCAGGGACCTGGCCGAGCGAATCCGGCAGGTCATGGTGGGCCTGCCTGACGTGCCCTGGGGCCTCGGGTGCGTCTGCTATGCCCAGCCGATCGAGGGGCCATTCTGGCTCCCCGACCCAGACGGCGGGCCGCGCTATGTGGCCCGCTATGAGGTCCGCGTCCATCCCCCCCGCACCGCCGCCCTGGCTGGTGCGGACCCGTAGGAGGCACCGATGAGCACCCCCGCTCCAGTCGAGCCCACCCTGAACCCGTCAGAGGTCCAGGTCGGCACAGCCAACGGGCCAGGTATCTGGCTGGCCCCTGCTGGCACCGAGCCGCCCGACACCACAGAGGACGACTACGAGGACCCGTGGCGCATCCTGGGCTACCTCAGCGACGACGGCCCCACCGTGGGCTCCAGCACCGACACCGAGGACATCACCCCCTGGCAATCGGTGGTCCCGCTCCGCTCGGTGATCACCGGCCGCAGCGTGACGCTCCAGTTCGTGCTGTGGCAACTCAACGCCGTGACCCTGGGTGTCTACTTCGACGCTGCGGAGCCCACCCCCGACGCTGACGGCAACATCGACATGGAGCTGAGGACCGACGCGCCCCAGCGGCTCCACGCCGTCTCCATCGACTCGGCCGACGCGGAGCGGACCTTCCGCATCAGCTTCGGCAGGTCCAGCCTGACCGCTGCCGGGGATATGCAGATCACCCGTGGCTCAGCGGTGCCCCTGGACTGCACGCTGGCAGCCCTGGACGACGGCGGGGTCCTGGGCAGGGTCCAGCTCGGCAAGCGGAGCGCGGCCAGCCTCAGCACCCCGGCCCGCCGCCGCAGGGCCAAGGCCCGCGAGACCGCCAGCGCGGCGGCGTGACCAGGCCCACCGCGAACGGAGGCCCCCCGCCTTTCGACCTAGAGCAGGCAGCAGCCGCCAGGCTGGCTGAGGCCAAGGCTGAGCCGTTCGCGTTCACCTATCACGGCAAGTCCTACAGCGTGCCCCCGGCATCGGTGTGGCCCCTCAATGCCCTGCGGCTGGTCGCCAAGGGCGAGCTGGACGACGCGCTGCCCATGCTCCTGGGTGAGCTGGCCTACGAGCAGCTATCCGAGGCAGGGCTGAACCTGGGCGAGCTCAACGCCCTGTTCGAGGGCATCGCGGCCAGGTACGGCCTGGACAGCCTCCCAAATTCCAAGCCGCCGCAGCGGCGCGGTTCGACCCGGAGGTAGAGGCGGCGCTCTTGCACGCCTTCGGGGTCGATGTCCTAGACCCGCAGGTCTCCACACGGCGGGTCAGTGACCTGCTGCGGCGGTTGCCCCCCTCAGCCCTCAAGGCCGGGGAGCTGTGGAGCACCGAGGCTGACCTCCTGGCTGTCCTGGTGGACCAGGTGGCCATCTTGACCTGGGTCACGCTGCGGGCGAACGGGGCCAAGAGGGCACCCAGGCCCAGGCCCCTGCCCAGGCCAGGGTCCAGGTGGGCGCAGCAGGCCCCAGGACCGGCCCAGGACGGCGCTGGAGCGCGTAAGGCAGGCACCTGGGCTGAGGCTGCCCAGGCCCTAGCCGGGGTGCCGGGCATGGTGGTGGGCGATGGCTAGCTACTCCTACGGAGCCCTGACCATCCGGGTTACTGCCGATACCAAGCAACTGTCCGTTGACATCAGCCAGGCCGCCAGCGCGGCAGGGACCGACGCGGCAGGCAAGATCGGCAGCAGCATGACCAACGGCCTCAAGGCCGCTGGAGGGCTGGCCAAGTCCCTGGGGACCAGCGTGGCCACGGGCCTGACGGTGGCCACCGGGGCGGCTACCGCGTTCGGGGTGGAGTCTTTCAAGACCGCTGCCCGCGTGGGCGAGATGGACGCCAGCCTCCGCGCCTTGGCCAAGGCCAACGGGCTGAGTTACCAGGCCATGCAAGAGACCGTGACCGCGATCCGCAAGCAGGGCATCGAGGCGAACGTTGCCCAGGACCTCGTGGCCCAGTTCGCCCGTAACAACCTGGACCTGTCCAAGAGCACGGACCTGGCCAGGGTCGCCCAGGATGCCGCTGTGATCAGCGGGCGCAACTCCACGGAGGTCTTGGCGGACCTCACGCATGGCATCACGACGCAGAATAGCCAGGTCCTCCGCAATGCCGGGCTGAACGTCCAGGCTGGTCAGGCCATCGACCAGTACGCCAAGTCGCTGGGCAAGAGCACTAAGGACCTGACCGACGCGGAGCGCAGCCAGGCTGTCCTCAACGCCGTGCTGGAGTCAGGCAAGACCGTGGCGGGGGCCTATGCCGAGGCCATGACCGAGCCCGGCAAGGTCCTGCGGTCTTTCAAGCGGGTGACTGATGACATCAAGGTCAGCATCGGCCAGGATCTAGTCCAGGCGTTCGGGCCGGTCATCCTCCAGGCATATGACCTGGCTAAGGCGTTCAGCGCGGCGGTCGCGCCGGGTGGGGTGCTGAACCCCATCATCATCGCCATAGCTCAGGCGGTGGAGGCCATCGCCGTGCCCCTCGGGAAGGTCATCGAGCGGTGGACTGCCTGGATCGCTGCCCTCAAGCCCGAGCAGATACAGGGCGTCGTCAAGATCATCGAGCGGTTCGGGCCTGCCCTCATCGCGGGGGCTGCTGGGCTGGCTGCCCTGTGGCCCCCCAGCTCCTCAGCGGCATCCCCGTGGTGGGCGGGCTCCTCAAGAACCTGCTCGGGCCTATCCAGATGGTTGGCGGCGGGCTGGTCAAGATGGGCGGCTCAGCCCTCGCGGCGGTGCCAGGGCTCGGGTCGATGGGTTCCGCGGCTGGTCTGCTGCCCGCAGCGATGAACCCCGTAGGAGCTGCCGTGGTCGGGGTGGTGGCCGCTGTCGCTGCCCTGATGGTCAGTTCTAAGGACTTCCGCGAGGGCGTAATCGCTATGGGTCAGGCCCTCTGGACCGGGCTCAAGCCAGCCCTGTCCTCGGTCTGGGAGCTGGTCAAGACCTTCGGGCTGGCCCTGTGGGAAATCATCAAGGCCATCGGGGACGCGCTAGGGCCAGCCCTCAAGAATCTGGCCCCGCTCCTCCAGCAGATCGGTGCCCTGTTCGGGGCCAACATGGCGGGCGGGGCTGATGGGGCCTCCTCCAGCCTGGGTGCCCTGGTGCCCGCTATCACCGGGGTCATCAAGGTGATCGGGTTCCTACTCGACATCACGACCAAGGTCCTGGTCCCGATTCTTGAGGTCCCCATCAAGCTGGCGGCGATGGCCTCGGCCGCGCTCCAGGTGGTGAACCCGCTCAAGCTGCTGGGCCAGGCCGTTGAGTGGCTGATCGGGATAGCCGAGAAGTTGTGGCACTGGATCACCGGCAACTCACCAGGGCTCATCCCCGCGTTTCACGAGCTGGCCGGGGTGGCTGGCCAAGTGGCAGGGGCCATCGGTGGGGTGGTCGCGGCCGGGTTCGGTAAGGCCCTGTCTGCGGTCCAGTCGGCCACCAGCGGCATGGTGGACACGGCGCGGGGGGCCTGGTCCAAGATGGCCAGCGAGGCACAGTCGGCAGGCTCCAGCATGGTGGAAGGGCTCAAGGCCGGGCTGTCTGCCGCCAAGAGCATGGGCGGCTGGATCGGGTCCAACGTCACCGGCCCCGTGATGGGGTTCATTAAGAGCGGGTTCGGGGTGTTCAGCCCCTCCACCATGACCATCACCGTGGGGTCTGAGGTCGTGGAAGGGCTCAAGCGCGGCCTGGAGGCTGCCAAGCAGATGGGCGGCTGGCTCCAGGCCAACATGACCGGCCCCGTGCTCGACAAGATCAGGTCCGGGCTCGACGCCGCCGCCATGACCCCCATCGGGCAGCAGATGATCAGCGGACTCCAGCAGGGCCTCCAGGCTGCCTCCCAGATGGGCGGCTGGCTCCAGTCCAACGTGGCCGGGCCGATCCTGGGCGGGCTCAAGTCCGCGTTCGGCATCGGCTCCCCGTCCCGCTACACCATGCCGTTCGGTGAGGGCCTGATGGAGGGGGTGGAGGTCGGCATGGCCAAGGCCGCTGACCACCTGGAGGTCCCCGGCGTGCCTGGCCTGGCCAGCCCCCTGTCTGGGGACCTCGGGGCGGTCGGTGCCCTGGGAGCTGGCGGGCGCGGCGCGGTCATCAACGTCTACCCCTCAGCCCAGATGGATGAGCGGGAGCTGGCCGCCCTGGTCAACCGGGAGCTGGCCTGGGCCACAGCAGGGGGTGTCGCCTGATGGCCGTGCCGAAGCCGCTCAGCCTGCCCACCAGGGGCTACGAGCGCGGGTTTAGCTGGGAGTACGAGGCCCCGCCCCCGCCGCCCAGCAGGGTCCTGACCCCGGTCGTGCTCGATGACCTGTGGCTGAACACCGGAGACCAGGCCAACGGCCTGTGCGTGGTGGTCGAGAACCTGAGCGGGTGGCTGGACTCCCCGCCCCTGGAGGGCAACGACGTGGCGCGGGTCATCAGCGACGGGGCATCCTGGGGGCCTAAGGTCCTCGGCCCGCGCTCCATCACCATCAGCGGGGCTGCGACCGGGCCGCGCGAGCTGCTGGGCAGGTTCCGTGACCAGCTCTCAGCCAAGGCAGCCAAGCGGGTGCCGGTGCTCCTGGCCGTGGGTGACTGGGACCTCGGGCGGGTCCTGACCGCTGACGTGCGGGCAGGGTCAGACGCCTACCGCCACCGGCCCCTGGGCTCCACCGGGTTTAAGTACGAGCTGACGGTGACCGCTGCTGACCCGGCCCTGTATGCCGGGACCTGGCAGACGGCCACCTTGACGAACCAGACCGACCAGGCCACCGGCCGCAGCCTGCCCCGTGAGTACCCCTGGCACTACGCCGCGGGCTACCTCCCGAACGCGGCCACCCTGCGGAACGACGGCAACCACCCGGCCCCGGTGTGGGCGCTCTACGAGGGCGACCTCGAACAGTCTGCCCTGGTGGGAGGACCTGACCAGATAGTCCGGGTGACTCGCGTAGACGCCGGGGTGGCCATCCTGGTGTCCACCAGCGCCCTGACCGCTGAGGCTGAGGGGGGCCTGTCCAGGGCCAGCTACATCCTGCCGGGCAGCAGGCCGATGTGGGTTCCGGCTGGCTCCACTGCCCGCTGGTTCCTGCGGTCCTCCGGGCGCGGCCAGGTCACCCTGGCCTGGAGGTCAACGTGGGCCTGACCATCGACCAGCTAGCCCTGGACCCCCGCCAGCCCCACGTGGCCCTGCCGGGCCGGTGGACATTCTGGGCTGAGTCGATGGTGGGCAGCCAGGTCCTCGGCATGGTCGATGTCGGGGGGTTCTACTGCGTCAAGCGCCTGTCTGATTTCGGGTACGGCAACGTCACCCTGAACCTGCCCTGCGGGCTCGACTCGGACACGATCCTGACCCTGTGGAGCTGGAGGCTGTGGGCGTTCTACGCGGGCGAGCCCTATTTCTGCGGGGTGCCCACAGGGCTGGCCGATGAGAACGGCTCCGAGCGGGTCACGCTCACCCTGACTGAGCTGCCGGGCTACCTCCGCAAACGGCAGTGGGACGTGTGGCCAGATCGGAAGTTCGTCAACTGGGAGCAGACCGCCATCGCCCGCGAGCTGGCCCAGCCCGTTGAGGAGGTCGGGGTCCAGATCGTCACCGAGCCTGGAGCCCCGCCCGTGCTCCGCGACCGGACATATGAGGCCCTGGAGGGGGGCTCCAGGGGCCAGCTCCTCGCCAACCTCTCGGGGGTCCTGGGCGGGCCTGAGTGGCGCACCGAATACAGGATGCTGGGCACCGGCCGGCCTCAGTGCGTGCTGCGGATCGCCTCCTCCAGGGTGGGCTCAGATGAGGCAGGGCTGGGCATCTCGGTGCCGGGCGCGGTCCTGGCCTACCGCTACCAGATGGACTCAGACCGGCTGCGGACCCACACCTTCGCCGTGGGAGACCTGCCCCACGCTGACGACCAGGGCAACCCGCTCCCCGAGGGCACCCCGCGCCCGGTCAAGATAGCCATTCTGGCCAACCCCAGGCTGCCGCGCCTGGACGCCGTGGACGACTGGCCAGGCACCGTGAACCCCTCCACCCTGGAGGAGCGGGCCGTCACCAACGCCACGATCTACTCCATCCCGTCCCAAGAGCTGACGGGCAGCCCGCCTGAGTCCTACCCAGCCCTGGGCACCTACGGGCCAGGAGACACCGTGACCGTGCGGGCGGTCACCCCCCTGATACCAGAGGGCATCGAGTTCGCGGCCAGGCTGACCCAGGTCGAGGTCAACGCCGCCACCGGAGTAGCCACCTGGCACGCCATGTTCCTGTCACCGCCCCAGGCCACCCGCAACACCATCAACGGGACGCTGGAGCGGCTGACCACCGGAGCCCGGCAACTGTTCTACAGCGGCGGGCTGCGCCGCATCTGAGGAGGTCTGACCGATGACGACACCGACCGGCAAACTGGCCTACGGCCAGCCCCAGACCTACGATGCGGTCGATGATCGCTCGGTCATCGCGGTGGTGACCAATGGCCGCCTCGGGCTGGTCCGCCCGGTGGTCTGCGTGCCAGGGTCAGGGCTCCAGCTCATCGTCAGGGCCAACTGGGCAGGCGTGGCGAGCTGCGACGACGGCACCAGCGCCGTGGTGGGCAGCCGGGAGGACCAGGTGGTCCAGGCCAACCCAGGCCAGGCCGGGCAGCCCCGTGAGGACGTGCTCTGGTGCGACACGGACCCTGATGAGGGCACCTGGGAGCTGTCCGTCATGCCCAGGTCTGCCGCGACCGGGCGGGCAGGCATCCCGCTGGTGTGGATCACCGCCCCGCCCAACGCGAACCTGGCCACCGCGCTGACCCTGCGGCCAGTCGATGCCTCCATTGAGCGGCGGCTGATGGCCTACCAGACCCGCAATGACACCGCCGTCCGCCAGAGCACGTTGTGGGCGAACTCGGCCGGGTGGGAGCTGGCCTCGCAGGAGGTCACGATGGAGCCGGGCCAGTGGTACCGGGTGAGGTATCAGACCAACTCAGCTCAGCTCGTCGCGGCTCCCAGCGGGTTCCGTGAGAACGGGGAGCTGAGGATGGGGATTGGCTACCGGCAGGCCAGCCAGGTCCCCGCGCTGTCGGTCCTGGCCCGCGAGGTCGCTATCAACTTCTCGTACGTGGGCGGGACCACCCCCGGCTACCAGCATGCCGAGGTCGAGTGGATATTCCGGCACTCAGCCACAGACCAGCAGTTCGACCGGGTGTTCTGTGGCCGGGTGTGGTCCATCGTCAACGGGGTCCAGTTCCGGGTCAATGGCAGCGGCCTGTCTGGGTCGCAGCAGATGATCAGCGTCGAGGACATCGGGAGCTGAGATGACCACACCGACCCTGGTCCGGTGGGGCCAGTCAGGCAGGTATTCGGCCTGGGATGACCGGCAGGTCATCACCGCGCTGGCGGGCCGCGCTCACGGGGTGGTGACTCCTGCCAGCCTGAGCCCTGGGCCAGGGCTCCAGGTCGTTGTGGAGGCGGGCTGGCTGGCCGTCGCGGACTGCGGGGACGGCACGGTGGCGGTCCTGGCCTCGCCTGTGGCCCAGCTCGTCCAGGTCGGCGCGGGCAGTGAGGAGGACCGCACAGACGAGCTGTGGGCGGTGATCGCTGACCCTGAGGCGGCAACGTACCGGCTGGTGGTGGAGCCAGGCCAGGGCCATGACCAGGCGGGCGTGCTGCTGGGCCTGGTCCAGGTCCCGGCAGGCGCGGCCTCGGCTGAGGACATGACCCTGGAGCCCCGAGCCCAGGACTACCCGCCAGGGCCTCCAGGCCCGCCTGGGCCTCCAGGTCCCCAGGGGCCTGACGGAATCCAGGGGCCACCTGGTGCGGACGGGGAGCCAGGAGGGCCACCAGGACCCCAGGGCGACCCAGGGCCTCCAGGGCAGGACGGGGCACCAGGCCCCGAAGGACCCCAAGGCCCGCCAGGGACCGGCAACGACGGGCCGCAGGGTCCTGCTGGCGAACGCGGAGACCAGGGGCCAGCAGGTCCAGCCGGGCCGCAGGGTGATGCCGGGCCACGCGGTGAGGAGGGGCCAGCAGGCGCGGCAACCATCATCGTGGGGACCTTCGGGCGGGAGCGCACGCCCAATGACCTGCCCCTGGACGGGCGCATCCCAGCCGGGTGGGACGGCGAGGGCCGACCGGCTGAGGCCGTGACGGTGGAGCAGGGCTGGTCGCTCGTGTACGAGCCGGATGGGTCGCTGTGGGTCTACATGGGTCCTCTGTGGCCTCAAGGCGCGTGGTTCAGCCCTGCCGTCGTCCAGGGGCCTCCTGGTGAGGCAGGCCCCCCAGGCATCCAAGGCCCCCAGGGTCCGCAAGGCCCCGAGGGGCCACCAGGCCAGGTCACTGCCACATTCCAGTCTGAGACTGCTGTCTACAACGTCGCGGTCAGCGATTCCGCGTTCTCGATGGTCACCCGCGCCTGGATCATCCCGGCCGCTCAGCTCATCCCCGGTAGCTGGTTCGTGGTGGAGACAGCCGGGTCAGGCAACGCCGGGGACAACCCCCCGGCAGCGGGGAGCCATATCCACTTCGGGATGCGGCTCAATACCTCCATCGGGGTCCGTGT